ACCTCTGTAGTTTATTCTGATGGAGCAGGTTCAGGCGGAGCTATGATAGACGCTTTAACAGATTTAAATGTTGCATCTTCACTTAATATAGGTGGTTCAGGTGCGGCAACAACAGGAAAAGCTATAGCAATGGCTTTAGTTTTCGGATAAAATTAGGACAATATTATGGCAAATCCAAATTTAGTAAATGTAACTTCAATATACGCTAACAGCGTTAATGGAGCTTTAACAACTACAACAACAACTGATTTATTAACTTGTGCAAGTAACAAGCTAATTAAAATTAACAATATTATTGTTGCAAATATTGATGGCTCAAGTGCTGCTGATGTAACAATGGGAATTATTAAAAGTGGTGGTTCAGTAGTTTTATTCGCTTCTACTATCTCTGTTCCAGCAGATGCTACTTTAGTATTGATAGATAAAAATTCAGGTATCTATCTTGAAGAAGGAGATATCTTAGAGGGTGGTGCAAGTGCTAATGGCGACTTAACTTACATCATTAACTACGAAGAACTAGACGATGCTTAAGGAGTACAAATATGGCTCATTTTGCAGAACTTAATTCAATCAACGAAGTATTAAGAGTAATAGTAATATCTAACGAGGATGTAGATGCCAATGGTGGCGATCAACACGCAGATGCAGAAACATTTGTAGCATCTATCGTTCCACACTCAGAAGATGGAACTGCTTGGAAACAAACTTCATACAACAATAACTTTAGAAAACAATACGCAAGTATTGGTTATTCTTACAATTCCTCTAAAGATAAATTTATATCACCTCAACCTTACTCATCTTGGTCATTAGATTCTAGTGATGATTGGGAAGCACCTATTGCTTACCCTGATGATGACAAAGAATACGAATGGAATGAAACAACTAAAGCTTGGGATGAGGTTTAATCATGGCTAGTCTTAATGGAGGAGTAGTTGGTGTTGAGAATCTGCCTACAGCTGATGCTACTGAACGAGTATCAACTTTTAACTCTAGTGGTACTTTTACTGCACTTCCAACTTCGTCCGCAGTTCAATATCTTGTTATAGCTGGCGGTGGCGGCGGTTCTGGTTATGGAAACGCAGGTGGCGGAGCAGGTGGCTATCGTTCATCAGTTCCAGGAGAAGCATCAGGTGGAGGAGCATCAGCAGAGCCTTTAAGTCCAGTTACTGGTGGCTCAGCTTATCCAGTTGTTATTGGTGGTGGGGGATTAGGTGGTGTAACACCAGGCGCCGCACCAAATCCAGGTACTCCTGGTAGTGGACAAACAGGTTCAGATTCAACTTTTAATAGTATAACTTCTGATGGCGGAGGAGGCTCTGGCGTATCTTCGCTAATTATATCAGGCACAAGAAATGGTGGCTCAGGTGGAGGGACTTCCTTCCAGACTCCTGAACCGGGACCACAGGGAGGTGGTGGCATTGGAGCAGGAACATCAGGACAAGGTTATCCAGGCGGTTTAGGAGGCTTTACAGCACCTCCTTTTCTTCCTCAGCCTGCTGGTGGCCCTGCTTTTCAAAATAGACTAGCTGGTGCAGGCGGTGGTGCAGGTGCAGCAGGAACATCATCTCCAGCCCAACCAATTCCAGGCAGCCTCCCAAATGCAGGTCTTGCAGGTGGTGCGGGAGTTGCTTCCTCAATTACTGGCTCTCCTGTAACAAGAGCAGGAGGCGGTGGCGGCGGTTCTGGTTATGTTCCTGCTGCCAATTTTCCAAATCCAGGTGTTAGTAGGCCAGGTGCTGCTGGTGCAGGTGGAGCAGGTGGTGGAGGCTCCTCAGCTGCTTACGAAGGCGGAGTAGGGACTGCAGGAACAGCTAACACTGGCGGTGGCGGTGGCGGTGGTAGTACTATACCAGGTAGTTCAGGTGGTTATGGTACTGGAGGTGCTGGTGGCTCAGGAGTCGTTATTATTAAAGAAGCAGGAGTTACAGGATCCGCATCAGGTGTTTGGAACATGAACGCAGTTTACGACTATGTAACAGATGGTATATGGACAAACTAATAACAACCTTTCTTTTAAATCACATCTAAACTATACTGATCTCTTAAGGGAGAGAAGATGAATCTAAAATATTACTACTGGTATTTTCAATCAGTTATACCTGAAAGAATATGTGATGAAATTATTAGATATGGCAAAGAGCAAAATAAACAAATGGCTCTTACAGGTAATGTTGATAAAGACAACTTAACCAAACTAGAACTTAAAAATATTCAAAAGAAAAGAAAGTCTGATGTTGTATGGATGTCAGATAGATGGATATACAACGAAATACAACCTTACATAAATCAAGCAAACTCAAACTCTGGTTGGAATTTTGAATGGGATTGGTCAGAAGCTTGTCAATTTACTGAATATAAAAAAGGTCAATACTACGATTGGCATTGCGACTCATACGAAGAACCTTACAACAATCCTGAAAACCCAACAACACATGGAAAGTTAAGAAAACTTAGCATGACTGTATCACTCACTGACCCTAACGAATACGGAGGCGGAGATTTAGAGTTTGATTTTAGAAACACAGATGAGGGATCTCAACCAACAATATGTGAAGAAATTAGAAGCAAAGGTAGCGTAATAATCTTTCCATCTTTTGTTTGGCATAGAGTCAAACCAATAACCAAAGGAATACGACACTCTTTAGTGTGTTGGAATTTAGGATATCCATTCAGATGAGCTTTAAAAAAAATAAATACCAAGTAATTAAAGGTGCTATATCAACAGAGTTAGCAGATTTTTGTTATCAATACTTTTTAAATAAAAGGGCAGTAGCAAGGCACTTGTTTGATGACAAATACATATCAGGTTTTACTGAATACTTTGGAGTATGGAACGATACACAAATACCTGAAACTTATTCGCATTATGCAGATATAGTCATGGAAACTTTATTGCAAAAAGTTAAACCTATTATGGAAAAAGAATCAGGCGTTAAACTAACTGAAACTTATTCTTATGCAAGAATTTATAAAAAAGGTGACGAGCTAAAAAGACATAAAGATAGGTACTCTTGTGAAATATCTACTACTATGAATCTAGGTGGCGATGATTGGCCTATATTTCTAGAGCCATCAGGCGAAGAAGGTAAAAAAGGAGTAGAAGTAAACTTAAAACCAGGTGATATGTTAATGTATCGTGGCTGTGAATTAGAGCATTGGAGAAAATCATTTACAGGTAAAGATTGCGGACAGGTGTTTTTACATTACAACGATGCTAGTGGTAAAAATGCTAAAACCAACAAATTTGATGGTAGGCCTATAATTGGATTACCTGGTTGGTATAAATCAAATGATTGAGGTATTTGACTGCCCTTATATATCTAAAGTCAATAATAAAAAATTTCAACAAGATTTAATTAAATACACCCTTAAAAATAAATGTTGCTCTACTTCTCCTAATTGCATACACCCAGAAATACAAAGCGACCAAAAAGTAGATGAAGAATTTTCTTGTATTAAAAAATCTATAAATAGTTTATTTACAAACTATTTAGAAACTAAAAATTTTAAGTTTCACAAAAAGTATGTTTGGATTTACTATGCTTCCAAAAATACTAATCCTGAAACTTTTAAACACAATCATTTTTTCTCAGGAATAACCAATACTCAAGTATCTGCACTTATGTATATAACACCCACTGATTTAGGTACAGATTTTTACAACTTTAAAATAGAACCTGAAATTAACAAATGGTATGTATGGCACTCAGGACTATATCATGAGCCTGAAGCTGGAATAACTAAAGAAGATAGAATTGTTTTAGCTTTATCTAGTGTAATTAATATATAATTTTAAAAAACCGAGGAAAATAATATGGACATATTAATACCACTAGCAATAATTATAACAATAGTTCTTTTTTCAATAAGAAAATTCAAACCTCAAGTTTGGAAGAAAATTGTAACTAAGTTTAAAAAGTAACATGCGCTGGGAATGAAAAATAATTCATTCAACGAAGCTATTGCTTGGCTTTTTATTATAGGCAGCATAATTGGAATTACCTTATTTTCAATTGCAGCAAATGCAGAAAATCAAACTGGCACTTGTACAGCAGGTACTCAGTATTGTGAAAACAGCGTCTTAGATACTCAAAATACTACGACTACAACCAATACCAATACTAATACCAATACGAATAATAATACCAATAATAATACCAATACTAACGCCAATACTAATATAAACACTAGTACGAATGCCAATACCAACGTTAATACAAATCAAAATACTAACGTTTCGACTAATTCTAACAACAACGTTAACACTTCAACGGCTACAAGCAATAACACCAATAGCAATAACAACGTTAATACATCTACGTCAAACTCTACTGTAAACTCAACGGTTAACCAAAATGTCAATAATTCAAGCACTTCGAATAATACTAACGTCAACACTTCGAATAACACAAATGTCAATACTTCAAAATCGGATTCAAATGTTACAACTAACAACAAAAATGTTAATCAAAATAGCAACAAATCTGATAACACGAATAGAAACATTAACGAATCGAATTCGACTCAAACTATAAATCAAAACGTAAAGTCAGAAGCTCCACCAGCTTCAGCTATTGCTCCATCTATAATGTCTTATTCACAAGACTTATGTACTGTAGGAAGATCTGCAGCTTTCCAAGGACAGATATTTGGTTTCTCAGGCGGTAAAACAATTACAGATCAAAACTGTGAAAGATTAAAGCTCTCTAAGTACCTCTACGACACCGGGATGAAAGTGGCCTCAGTATCTATTCTTTGCCAAGACGAAAGAGTATTTAAAGCTATGGAAATGGCTGGCACTCCTTGCCCATATAAAGGCAAAATAGGCAAAGAAGCTACGTTAGCTTGGGCTGATAATAAATCAAAAAGACCAGACGCAAAAGAGCAAGAAGAGTTGTTTATTAAACAATGCACATACGATTCAAACCCCAAAAGAGAAAAAATTAATAAAGATGTTGTGGGTGCAGTTAAAGTTATTTATACAAGAAAAACTAAAACTACTAAACAATGCA